GGTTTTACTCAGGAAAACTTTCCAGAATTAACTGAGATGATTAGATCTTGGTATGGTACTGGAATCCCTGAGATGCTTGGTGGTAAGAGCAAAAAAGAATTTGAACAGTCACATAATCTAACACCAAATAAAGCTGAAGTATCTGAAAGCATTAAAGAGCTACAAAATAAACAACAAGCTAAAAGAATTGGTGAACAAAGATATCATGGAGATGAATTAACCGAAGAGCAAAAGAAAAAAGGATATGAAAATCCTTACAATAAAGATCCTAATAAAGGTGGTTATAATTCTTCTAATGAACAATTTTCTAGTGGAGGCGAAGTTCCTAAAAATGGTTGGTGGACTTCAGAGAAACAGAAACAAGCTGTAGATTATTTAATTAAAAATGGTGGATTTACAGAATATGGAGCTGCTGCGGCTGTCGCAAGAATGACAAAAGAAGCGCCAAAAGGTCCAGGAGATTCGAATAACATAGGTGGTGGTCACTGGGGTATAGCGCAGTGGGGAGTTAATAGAAGAGGTCGTGAAATGGCCAATGCTTCTTTTGAAGAGCAATTGGCTTGGTATGTTAAGGAAACACAAACAACAGAAAAACCAGCAGGAGAAAGATTTAGAACAGCCAAAAACGCTCAAGAAGGAGCATACGCTGCAGCTAGTTTTGAAAGAGCAGAAGGATGGAAAGAAAGTGGTGGTAAAAAAGATGTTCTAATGAACAATACACCAATTGATGACGTTTATAAAAATACTATAGGCCAAAGTTCTTCGACAAAACAAAACACTCAAGAATCTACAGAACCACGTACTATAAAGAAATTTGTAAAAGGCGCTGGTTGGACTGGTATGCAAGAAGTACCAAACCCAAAATATAAAGCGCCGGATGCAACTCAAGTTGCATCTTCTTCTTCTAAAGTAGTGTCACCAAACGAGGGACGTGATGCAAATTCACAAACAAAAACTAGTACTGCTGGAGAAAAAGCATATTCAGGTAATTTAGAAGGAGTAAATAGCGCACTTGTTTCTGCGTTTGAACAAGCTGCAGCAGAATATAAACAAAAAACACATAAAGATGTTAAAGTCAATTCTGGGCTTAGAACTTATGAAGAACAGCAAAAATTATGGGACAATAGAAAAAACAATCCAAATCCTGTAGCAAGACCAGGAACAAGTTTGCATGAAAAGGGTTTAGCAATTGATATCAATTCTGCACAAGCAAACGAAATGGACAGGATGGGTATACTTGCTAAATACGGATTAAACAGGCCAGTCCCAGGAGATCCTCCTCATATACAATTAATGGGTACAAAATATAAAGAAGCTTCTAATGCTCCTTTACCAAACATAGGTCCACCTGATACAACTAATACATCACAAAATGCACAACCTGTTTCTCAACAGCCGATGACACCATCGATGGGTATGCCTATGATGGGAGGTTTAGGTAATATAATGGGAATGATTGGTGGAATGGGAGGCATGGGAGGAATTGGTGGTATGCTTGGAATGGCAATGCCGCTTATTGGTAATCTTCTTGGAAGTATCTTTGATGAAAGCAATGGACTACCGCAGGGAATGCCGAGTAGACCAGCATCTTCTTTAATACCTGCGTTTGCAGACCAGTCAATAATGGGTGGTTTGAATTCTGCAGTCAATGGACAGGATGGCGCGCAGGGTAGTCAAAGATTTCCATCGCAGAGTCAGAGCGCACAGGGGCTGCCTCCTGAAGTATCTGGAGTCGGTAACATGGCCATGTCGGCTACAGTCCCATGGGCTGACCTGCTTAAGACTATATTTGGATCTGGAGCTAAAGAAGGTCCGCACAAATAAAAAGGAGGGCCGAAGCCCTCCTAGTATTAGCCGGCTAGTGACTTAAAGAATTCCAAAGACTCATCGTCTTCGTCATCGCTACCTGAGTACTTAGGAGCGTGAGTCGCCTTAAACGACGGAGCAGACTCCTCGCGCGCCCACGGCACTTCTTCCTCTTCAGCCTTCTTTACTTTAGCCGTAGCGTCACCAGATAGTACCTTAACGAGCTTGGCCTTCAGCTCTTCATATGTCTTAAAGTTTTCAGGCTTCAAGAAGTCTTGAAGTGAGTGCTCAGACTCCCAGACCTTCTCAAGCTTCTCGTCGTCCTTGAGCAGCGCGCTGACCTTGTCGAACTCAGACTTATCGTAGTTGCGATAGCCTTCTACCTGACGAATCTTAAGCTTGAAGTTCGCACCAGCCCAGAGATCAAACGGGTTCATCGCCTCTTCATCAGCGAACTGAGGTTCCATAGCTTCCTTGAGCTTGTCGAAGATCTTCTTGCCGTACTTGTAGAGGAATACCTTACCCTCATTATCTGGGTTGGCCTGATCCTGAACGACATAGATGTTTGAGATGAAGTGAAGACGACGCTTCTGCTTACGAGCCTGCTTGCGCTCTTCTGAATTGTCGTCAGTCGTAGAGTTCCAGAGCTTTGAGTTATACTCAGATACTGGATCCTGCTTACCGATAGACGTCAGTGAGTTTTCGATGTACCATCCGCCTGGGCCTTGAAAGCCATGATCAAAGACTCGTACAAAAGGTACATCCTCATTAGGGGGAGCAGGGAGAAAACGAATAACGGCATAACCATTACCAGCCTTATCTACAGTCGGTGACCAGAAGCGATCGTCGCCCGCCTTCTTAGCACCTTCTTGATTGGAAATCTTGTTGAGCTCTTCAGTGAGAGCGGATAGTGACTTGTTACCTGATGCTGACTTAAGCTTTGCAAAATTGGACATATGTATCTCCTTGTATATGCGTTGTATGTGCTATGTATAAATGGCATCTGTATCGCCATTATTATTTATTATACTACTCTTTACCATAAATGTCAACCACTATCTTTTTAAACTTCTCCTTGTCATACTTAATAAACGGCGTATACTTTTTTACTCTCATACTTATCTCATCCCACACTGGATCGTACTGCATCTTCTTGTCCCAGTACTCTTTAGACCTAGTCAACTCGAGCATGATGCAGAACGTCTCGATAGACAGATTCCCACTTAGGTAGCTGCGAAGAAAGTGTGGGTGCTCTCCATCTTTATGGACGAAGTTCGAGTTAAATGGAGTTAGCATTCCCATCACCTCGTTCTTAAAGATGTAGCTGAGAGACTGGTTTCTTTTCTTCCACTCTTGATATATCTTCTCAGAGCTTGGAGAGTACGCTAGGTCTCTAATCCAAGACTTACTGTTCTCTACAAAGTTAGATATGAGGAAGTTGTGTACGTCTTCGTGCTTGGCCAGCTTCTCAAAGAAGATACGATCCTTTCTCTTTTGGAACGTATCGACTTTAGTTCTAAGCTTACCTTGGTACTTTATGTAGTCGTATTCTGGTTTTGTGAAGTGGTTCTTAAGAGCGAGATATTCGTTGTAGCATTCATATGGCGTCATCGTCCTCTTTCAATATACCCATAAATTTAATGAACAGACCCTTCTCACGGCCGTAAGCCTCGATCTCCCAAGGTTGTTCCCAGTAGTCCATGTTGTCTGAGTCGTATTTCTCACCGAGCCATTTTACCATTCTCGCCGGCCGAAATATATCCTTAAGCTCACCCTTAGCGTACTGCTTCAGGTGGACCATCTCGTGGGCCAGCGCGAGAAGTATTTCTTTCTTTGGAAGCTTAGAGTCGATCGTTATTAGAAAGTCTCTAGCCTTGTGGTTGTCGTCAGTCCAGTCGCAAAAAGCGTACTCGTTAGATCCTCTATCAAAAGAGATAAACTCGATTGTAAGATCTATGTTGTTGGCTAATTTCTTACCAAGAAGATACTCTCCGTAGAATCTAGCAGCTTTTTTCACAATATAGTTAGATAAATCTTTCTTAGGTTTACCCACTATCTTGATGAACATTTGACACCTCCTCCAAATGCTGGGCTCGGTATATTTATAAAGGTAGGCTATTTCCCTTTTTAGTCTTAAGAAGATTAACTAATTCAGCTTCTCCACGAATCTTTGCTCTAAGAACAGGATCCTTCTTGATTAGTAGAGCTGCAGCCTCCACCTCGTATCTATGCTGCTCACACCAGAGCACCACACTCTCGGTATAGGATATGTCCTTCATCCATACCAAGTCTTCTATCTCATTAGCAAAGGACTCATTCATCTAAACTTCTCTCTCAATTCCTTGACTCTGGTTCTTAAATAGTCTTCGATGATCTTTCTCTTTTCATCGTCCTTCTCAAATTTAAGAAGACCAAGCTCGTACTCAAAACAAAATCTCATGTTGTATCCCATTGAAGGAATAATACTCTTATTTCGGTCCATATTGTTTTCTCCAGAGCCAAGCGTTGAGAGATGATACCCTACCGGCGAACCAGTTCATCAACCCGCTGTTCCAGAAAAAGTGGTCGTATTTGCCCATTGTACACTCCTATTTGATAGTGATTTTTGTCTCGTTGATATTCTGTCTTACTAGTTCAAAAAGAGTCGCCGAGTCTGATGGGGAGACTCTGACACATCCGTGACTTGCTGGACGACCCAGGTTATTGACACGAGGAGTAGCGTGAATAGCGTAGCCGCCGTTAAAAAAGATCGAATTTGGCATTGGCGCATTGTCGTACTTCTTTGAGTAGTGCATACGTTGAAGTGAGTATGGATAGTAGGTTCCAACAGGAGTGTAGTAACCCTTTCGAGCCGTAGACACCGGCATCACGTCGATCAGCTCACCATTCTGATACACCTCCATCGATTGATGTCTCTTGCTGACTACCAGCTCTATGTCTGCAAGAGCCGGTGTGGTAAACATAAGAGCCGCGAGTAGTAACTTCTTCACTCAGTCCTCCATAAGATTGTTCTTGATCTCTCTTAGAATAGTGCTTCGCTGTTTAGACTCTCTAAAAAACTTGTACCAGTACGGCATGCGACTATACTTGATACCAATAAAGTCTTTGAGTAAGACATTTTCTGACATCAGCTTAGCCAACTTGGTGTTGAGTTCAAACTTCTTTAGCGTAATATTCTCGTCTGTAAGAAACGTTACATAGCAATAATCGTCATCCTTGTTTAATTTTACATTATTAATAGATGAATCAACAAGCATTGCGCATTCAATAGGTCTAAACCATTTACCAATGTTAAACTTACCAGGAATAAGTCTTGCTGATTTAGTGAATTCATTATTACTAAAATAAGGTCCACTAGTCATAATCTCGAGTGACTCTTCACAGAACATAATATATCTCACCTTTGCGGTGATCATTCCATCTGGAATACTTCTTAAATGTAAATAACTATCAAAGAACTTTTGATCATATAATAAAGATCCAGCTTTATCATTCTCTCTATCTAAAGAGAATTCATAGTCGAATGGGAACTTAAGAGCATACGTATTCTTTGTTGAGTCTTTAACTGCAGGACAATATTTAATTTTAGTCTGCTCACCAATAAACTTCATATCACATATACGTTCAAAGATATTCTCTGGTTCAGCGCAGCAGTTTGATGTAGAGAACGTATCAAGAGAATCATTAAATACGTCAGTAAATGCGGACCAATAGACAATCATTATAATACTCCATAAAGTGGCGATTCCACCAGGATTCGAACCTGGACCTAAGGTTTAGAAGACCCCTATGATATCCCTTTCACCATGGAACCATTATACATATAATATCACGTTCCGCTGGTCTTGTAAACTTATTTGATAGCGTGAGTGTCTTTACCCTTGAAGCTCTTCTTCACGATCTTGAGCCAGAGCTTTCTCTCTTTCTTAGCGTCTTTGTCGATGATAGCCTTATAGAACTTCATGATGAGACGCTGAGTCTTACTCAACTTCTTAGCCATTTAACTTCTCCTAAAGAATTGCCAGATTCTGTTTCTAGGTTCTGGCGGACCCAATGATTATGCTGCTAGAGCAATATCAAATGGTGCGAAGTTATCGTTAGCACCTGTTATTTGCCTTTGGTCTCCTTGAACCCTTACTACGCAGATCGATTCCCAGTATCACCCCCATCATAAGCACTCTTTTTAGCATAAATGGACTTTTGAGTGTTTATGGTGGAGGTGGGGGGATTTGAACCCCCGTCTCTTACGTCTATGTCGTTCCTCTCAACGACCTTGGCAATCTCTATTTATAATTGTCTATCACCTCTTCATCCGGTAAGATGCTACCAGTTGCATGGGTTCGAAGTGTTGTCCCGTATAGCACACTCTGCGTACTTTGCAGATTGACAGCTAGCCAAGCTACAAAAGGATAACACCGTAATTAGTAAAAAATATTTCATACTTTCTGTCCTCTTACTTTATCTAAAAGCTTTGATAAGAACTCAATAGCAGAGTCATTGAATGTTACATCGTGGACTACACCGGTGACACAGTACTTCTCAGCTACAAGAGCATTCCCATCCTTTGTCTTATCATACTCAACAGTTATTGCACGACGATCATTAGAGATCATGAGCTCCTGTCGTCTGCCAGCTGTTGTCTCACCACCATAGACAGTGACAAGGTGATTATCCTCGATATACTTCATGAACTCTTTATTAGGATAGCACTTATACTCTGGCTTCGCCTCTTGTGCACCTGCATATGTTAGACCAAGCATGGCACCAACAAGAATGCCATAGATATATAAAACTTTAGTCATGTTCTCTCCTATTCTACATCAATCACAGCATTGACGCTGAGACATGTATATTCTATCTTATTTTGTCTACGATCATAATGGTACGTATATTTTAGAGGTATGCCTCCTGCGTCCAAACACATGTTATCAAAAGATTCTTTATGTTGTTGCTCTTCATAAGCAGCATATATAATAATAGATAAGAATACGATCGATAAGAAGGTCATTACATTTAGCAATACGTCTAGAAGTTTTCTATTCATCACACCATCCTTAGTTGTTCTGTTTCATCTTTAAATAGTTTTAATTCGCTATTTGTTTCTATCCATAATGATCTTTTATTTTCTTTCTTATTCTCTTCTTTACATACATATAGACATGGTCCTAATATATCTATTGCTTTACATTTTTCTGTATTATCATTAGTGGTAACATAGCATATTGGATTTGATCCAATATATATACCGTTTGGCCAATAATTTTTCTGCATAGCATTCTTATCTACCAATATTTTAGTTTTCATCTCACCATAATTATAATGATCGTCATCATGGTAAGTTACTTCTGATTTAGTAATACACCAAGCGCGTTTAATTCTTTTAGGAGTTCCTGGTGTTACAGGATAATCCGGATCATCTATATAAACTATTTGAGATGGTCCGGATACGTATAAACCTCGTGTTGCTGTTCCAATAAGTTTCCAATTACTATCTGAAACAACGATAGTTAAAACAGGATCAAACCATAAGTTTATATTCTTTAAACCCACTAAATGATCCTTAGTAATATTGTGCTTTCATTAATGCGCGACTGTATCGCCGCATTGTGTTTGAGTTCTTGATCGAGTTTTCTAAGAATAATTTTTCCGCCATCCAAGACTTTCTTGACCACTTCTTCCGGCTTGCGACCAGTTCGCAGGGTAAAGGACGATGCTTCATCGAATTTAATAATCGAAGCCCCCTTAACATCAAGACCTCCTCGATCAAGCGCACGAAATACCGAGATCGTCTTATACTTTGTATTGAACGTCCATAATTCTTGTGCGCCAATGATTTTCTCAGGATTAACCGACGCAATCTTGAACGTGTTGTCTTCTTTCTGATATTTGAACGATTTAAGTTTCTTCTCGACCGACTGAACTCTTGGTTTTCTAGGCGCGCGAGTTCTCTTCGCCACTCCGGCATATTTTTCGGCATCATCGCACATAGTAGAGTAGAACTTAACAAGTTTTTGTATATCGCTCTTTTTAAGATGTTTATATCCCTCTTTGAGTTGCTCATCCTTACCCTCGTATGCCTCAATTAGCTCATCAAGAACTGGTGCCAATTTAGCAATGATAGATGTAGAGTATGTAGCTGGTATGCTATTACTCTGAAGCCAATTGTATAGAGAGAACTCTTGATTTTCATGTATATAATCATCAATCATTCCCTCGATCTCACCGAGTATATCATGCGTCTTTTCTCTCATACGATCTTGAATAGATACTACCGGCTTATCATTCTTCTCTTCTTTAATCTCTTCTTTAACTTTAGACCACATTGTGGTAAAATTACTACCAATAAATTGCATCGTGGTACCAGCAGGTTGATAACCACGATTAATCATACGACAGAGCCAAGCAGCCGTCATTGGTATATCTGTGTCTGATATACGAGAGAGTTTCTTAGCGAGCTCAGGCTTGCCAGTGTTCTTAAAGTACTCCTTGATGTAATCACGAGCATCTGAATAGTTACACATATAATTGTACCAAGTCAGAGCGCGTGCTACATTGATCTCACCAACCATCACTGGCTCGTCGCCCAGATACTTACCATTGATCACCTGTTGCTCGGTCTTAGTGGTACGAGTAACTTTAGGTTTACTTTTGATTAAGTTAGGACGACGAGCCATCATTATCTCCAATTGTTATTATAATTATACACCATCGAAGCGATGGTGTCAATCAAAGACTTCCTTTAGCTGAATTATAAGTACGTAAGAATTCACGATTATTTTTCTCTGGTAGTCTATAGAGCTCATACTTATCTAACTCTTCTACAAATCCAACGCTTGACATACCTTTGATATAGCAATAGCCTGTAAACTTAGATCCACCAAGTTTCTTAACAATATCTTCACATTCTTTTGTAGTTATTGTAGAACGAGGCCAATCAATAATCTTCTCAATAAAGTTTTTCTTTAAGTATCCACGTGGAAACTTAGATCTCTTTAATTTTGGTTTCTCTTTATTATTGAGAGAAGCCACGAAATCCGTGACTCTCTCTACTTGACTGGATTCTATATCAAATATAACTTGAACTTTCATAATATATACTCCTGTTATTAAGCAGTTTCTGCGTATTCGACTGCCAGCTCGAGAGCCTTCGTCTTGAGGTTCTTATTAGTACCATACCAAGCAGAGGTCAGACGAGTATCTGCTGAGCGACCAACAAGATGGTCTGTGAGGTAGGTGACTGAATTATAAGCCTGCCACCAAGAACCCTCAGCGTACTCAGCTCCGGGCTGCTCATGAACAATTGATAGTGCACGTGAAGCGTTACGAGAAAGATCTTTCTTATTCTCATTTGAACCACCAACAGGGAACAGACGCTGGAAGTACTCGACGAGTGACTCCTCCTTATACATCTTCTCACCAAGGAACTGAGCCATCTCTTTGTACTGAGCCAGCTTATCCTTAGCGACACCGAGCATGATCTTGACATTGTCGGCATCAAATTGCTTGCGATGAGAGATCTTAGCCATTCTCTCTACCGAAGAACTCAGTGATAGCGACAGTGTATTGTTACACACCACGCGGATCGGGGTGAAGCGTACGTCGGTGGAGAACCCGTACTTATGGAAGTTAGAGAAAAGTAGATAGGAGTCGATCTTATCTCCCTTGAACAGCTCAAATGAGTCATTCACCTTAGCAAGAGCCCAGACGATCTGGCCATTTTTGAGTGAACCAGCCGTGTGCATCTGCATTTCACCAGCAGCAATGAAGTCGTTAAAGAACTCAAAGGCTTCGAGGTTCTGCACTGGGTTCCAGTCGTCAGACACGATGTCAAGGATCTTAGAGTCTGATGAGCGAACAAGAGCCGCACGAGAAAGCTCTACCAACTCTTCTTTAACGAGAGCAAACGTCGGAGATTTCTCGACGGTCCAGTTGAGACCAGCCTCATCGAGCATCTGGAGTGGAGTAAGATCAGGAGATACCTGTTTGCCTAATCCATGCCATGGAACATCACCTGCGTAAGCCATCTGAGCCACGCCATTTACGAACTCAATTTCATGTGCCATAATATAGTTTCCTTTGTTGTTTGACTATAAGATTATTATATCATATCAAATCAAAAAGTAAACTCTTTTATGCTGATCTTAGAGTGTTAGCGTAGGCGGTATGAGCGCATTTAAAGCCAGAGATCCACTCGTTCTGACGATAGAGCTCTGTCTGGACCAGCTTATCATTGGTCTGATCCACTGATAGATAGTTGTAAGGGCAATCCCTAACAGCACCACCTTCTAGATAGTGCTCTCTACCCTCTTCAAAGAATTGATTAGTGTACTGCCATTCGCCCATGTATCACTCCTCTGTCAAGTCTTTCTTATTACGATCTACACCCACGAAGTTCTCTGGGTGCTTTAGTATCTCAGCCAAGAAAGTAAGAAACTCTTTTAAGTCTTCTTTATTATACTTAGCGCCGATCTTCTCTTCTCTAAGATATGCTCCAATTAAGCAATAAGCCTCATTAGCTGCTGGATAGTTTAATTTATCTCCTACTAACATATTAACTCCTGACTTTTGTTAAATAATTACTTATACTCTTCTAGAGTCCTATAATACCAGTAATTATCAACAAGATTTTGAAATTGACTCTCGAGTCCGTAATACACGTCACGGTCCATGATCGCTCCGAGAATATAAAGATAATCTTCTGGATCTGGTAAATATTGCTTACACAGATCAAGATAATCTCTACCACTCTTAGGTGGTTTGACCTTCACCCCGTCGATGACGTAGGGCCAGTCTTCTGGTAATGGATCGTCGATGGTGGATGTGTTTAACGGCTTCTTAACAGGAAAAGCTATAATCTCAGCGGTCATTATACCCTCACTAGTCTCACTACTTTAAAAGTGGTGTTGTTGATCCAATAACCAACTTCCCATGCGTTTAGTGACATATTGTAGCGTCTCACCATCACTTAGTCTCCAATACCGGCTTACCAACTAGGCGATCCTGCTTTAGTAGATGGAGGAATATGATAGCGTCGTTCATCGTAGGAAACTTATGACGACGCTCGACGATAAAACCATCGTCGTTCTTAACAGAATAAGATACTCGAATAGACTTGTGATACCGCATAGCATCCTCCATCGTTGAGCTTCTCATATTTATTAACGCTTGTCTAACTTAGCACCAATGCTCAGTAGTACGCACAGGATAGCGAAGAGCATATCGTACTCCGCCATCACCATGTTACCGACAAAAGCGAAGTAGCCAGACATGGCTATAAAGATCATACAGATTATTTCCCAACCAACTGAAATCATTACGCAGCCTCCATTACTTCTTTGACATGAGAACAAGTGCGACGACACCCGAAACCAGTACAGTCACAGGAAAGAGAGCCAGTACCAGACATGGAGACTGTATACTGCTTGCCGTTCTTTCCAGGGATACATACGTACTTTCGATCATCATCGACATTTCGTGCAGCGGCGACACGCCAGCCACAGACGATATTATCCTTGAATAGTATTCTAACATCTCCGTTATCCTCTCTTAGACAAAACCAACTATCATCCAGCCAAGGGAACCTAGGAATAATATTCCCAGTGTAGTCACTATGAGGACTAATAATGCAAGAAGGAGAGTAGCGGTCGCGTATAGGGTAGAGTACATTTGCGATCCTCACTTTCAGTCTCATCTCTTATCTTCCCTCTCATATTCTCCACACCAGTCGTTGGAGTATGTGGCAGGAAACTCTGACTCTTCTGAGTTGACGCGCGTCGGTGGATAGCGCCGACAGGAGTTGGTGTCGTGCTCATCGAGACGCACCCACGAAGAGCGATCCCAATAGATACACGACTCACATGTCTTCTTTTTCTTCATGACCAACTATCCTCGACCAACTTACTTGCAGCACGTAATACGCGCTATCCTTTCCCAGTTGGAGCCCTGACGGCGAAGAGCGCCGAGCTTGAGAGCCATGCGGAGCGACAGCTCGCGAAGAGACTCAGAGTTCTTGTCGATGAACGACATAACGTCGGAGCGCTCAGCGACAGAGAGATCATCGAGGAGACCCTGCTTGATCACCTGCTTGATGCGGATGATGTAGTCGCGACGAGACTTCATGGCGAGGTCGATGTAGTGAGCGCGAGAGACCAACGCCTGCAGGTGCGGGGCCAGCTTGTGACCCTTGTCGATCATGGCATCAAAGTCATAGTTGGAGATAAAGATGATCGTGCCCTTGAACTCAAAGGTACGTGGGACCAGCATGCCGGTCTCATCGTCGACCAGCTTACCCTCTGACATCCACGACACGACGCGACGCTCAGTGGTGTCGCACACGGCTTTAAGAAGATTGAGCGATACATCGTCAAAGAAAATAGCATCGGCATCATCAAACACGATGACCTTACCCTCGTCCTTGTACTGGTTAAGCAGCTTGACAAGGCCGGTAGCACGAACATATCCTTTGACGATCGTGTAGTTATCGCCCGATGGATCCCAGGTCGACAGACGCTCTTCAACTGTGTACGACTTACCAAGACCAGCAGGACCAGAGACGATCAGGGCTCGTGAGTTACCACATGTGCATGCCTCGGCAAGTACATCAAGGATCTCAAAGCGCTCAGAGAGGCGGGCCTCGATCTCAGCGTCAGTCTCATTCGTGAGGTGGTCGTACTTTACTTTGACGTCGACCAACTTGTCGTATGACTTAGTGGAAGACTTGCGCTCATATACACCACGTGGCATGATTGACTCCTCGTTAGCTTATATTCTTATATTACCATATCTAGACCAGATGTACATAAAATAATGATTGTAAACTTAAAATATTTTTGTTTATGTAAACAGATCATTCGCCATCGACGTTTACAATCCTCACGTCCTTGTCGTACACTTGAGTTGGATAGAGCCAGTCTAAGAAGTTGTACGCCTCGTCGTAGCTCTCAAACGTGTACGGCTCATCGTGAGAGGGAGAGACATCTCTCCACTCCCATCGACCATCTGAGCCCTCGCGACCAACCTGCAGTTTGTACGTCATGGGATCATATTAATAAGAGCGCCGTTGAGCATCGCACGCACGGCCTGGTTAGGAAATCTCTTCTTAAGCTGGTCAAGAGCATGTTGAACATTATAACCAATATTCGCGACTCTCCCCATCGTCGTCCAGTTCTTAGACGCGACCTGTTGGAGCTGGATGTCTACGCTCTCCATATTATTCCTCCTCTTCCTCTTCTTCTTTCTTCTCCACACCATAGTACTTATCTATAGCGTCCTCCACGCGTGAGCCGTCGCGAGTGTAGAAGACGTAGTCGCCGCATTCGACGCGAAACTCAGAGTCCACGTACTCAAATCCCCCGTAGTACTGGAGGGAGCGATCGTGGCTCTTGTGTATGACCACGCACTCCTCGTCCACCCAGAGCCTGTAGCCGGCGCGTATGTCGAGCCCCAGCTTCTTCGCGTCGGTCTCGTCCATGTTCCTCACTCGACGATGAGCCAGCTCAGCGACCTCGTCGAGGAAGCTAAGCGTGGGTATCTCCCAGATTAAATGTTCCATGTTCGTCTCCGCGTTGTCTCCACGTTATATTCTTATATTATATTAAAGAGAGAAATTGTACACAGAATAATGATTGTCGACTACATTTATTTTTGTTTATGTAAACAGAATTTTTTTGATAAAAATGTAAGTTTACATACTCTTACCTATGTACATTATCTCAGAATATGATATATTAAGAATATGATCAACGCTAAGGAGTCAGACATGACAGACCTCAATAAGCTCGCCTCGCTCATCTCCACCATCGACTCAATAGACGACCTAAGAAAGGTCAACGAGTGGGTGAGGGCGAAGGCATCTCACCTCCAGCGCGTCTCAGCCCACTCATTCTACAAGGGTATGAGAGTATCATTTAAGTCTAATAAGACAGGCTGTATAATCACTGGTAGAGTTAATAGAGTTAATCAAAAGACTCTATCCATCATAGCCGAAGACGGTACGAGCTGGAAAGTCTCAGCGTCTCTAGTAAAGTCTATATAATAAGAGGATATTATAATATGACTATATCTCTAGATCTATCTTATACTAAGATTAACTCAGGATGTGGTACGTCTCTACAGGGATACATCAAGACCACGTACGCCGACCTCGTACACCTACTAGGTAAACCATCCTATAGGGGAGAGGGAGAGAAGATAACGTGTGAGTGGATTATTAAGTTTAATAATGGTCCACTAGTAACTATATACGACTATAAGACTGGTAAAACTCCTAAAGATCTATATGAATGGCACGTGGGAGGGAACTCTAAGAACGCTCTATTCTATATTAATGAACTCGTTAAGAAGAACGACGTCTACGCTATCGTGAGCTAGTCTACGTTGCTCCATATAATCCCCATACTAGGGGGATAGAGTATGACTAATGTACATATTTTCTGTGTGGATTAAAAACATCACTCTGGAAACACGTGCATCACTGTGAACCACCGTTTACATTCTGAAAACAAAGTGTGGTTGACATTCATGTTTACAGTTGACATCTCTGGGCTCTATGGTATAATCTAATTATGATAAGGAATCGCACGATGGTACGCAGGGCGCTCACTGACTTCTTCGCTACGGCCACTCTGACTTGGCCCTATCCACTCTGTAAGTACATGCTCTATCTCCAGGGCTGGCTTGGGTTGACATACGATAATATAGACTAGTATACAATAAACAAAGTGCTCTGTCAACTACAAATAATGGTTGACAATATCTGAGAACTTGGTATAATAGTCTATACGAACGACACAATAGGAGCTTGATTCATGGCTAGATCATCAGCCTACAGGTTTACAGTCACCT